AAAACTTTGATTAAATTATTAGACCAGATTAGAATGCTTGACAATGACTTGATACGATTACAACAAAAAGTAAATACGGTAATCGAATATAGGAAACAAGAAGAGTTAAAGAAACAAGGAAAAACAGATGAAAAATCTCAAGTATATATTAGTGATATGGGTAAGTCTGACAATAAGTAATTTATTTGCATCAGAAATAGTCCACAAGTTTAAGTCACCTTCCTTTAGTGGGATAGGTACTAGTTCTCATTATCTTACAATTGAAAATCAAGAGAAGTCTAGAGAAGAAAAACTTCAAGAGAAACTAGAAACTGAACTTGCATCACAGGCTCGTGCAGATGCAAACACAACGGCTGCTAAATTTAAAAAGAATTTAGAGTCTAGAATATATGCACAAATATCAAAACAATTGGTTGATAATATGTTTGGTATTGATGCAGACCCAGACAATGCTTTATCGGGTTCATTTACTTTAGAAGGTAATACTATAACCTATGGAGTAAGAGTCGGGGACGATGGTCAGGATGTGATTGTTGTTTCTATAACTAATCCAGATGGAAGTATAACAGAATTAGAAGTTCCAGTAGGAGTAGGTGCATTTTAGTGAAAATATTTTTTGTTATTGGTTTATTATCAGTCTTGACAAGTTGTGCAAGTATAGGACACTTTCAAGGATTGGATTGTGAGGACGAACAATTTGCATGTAGAAGTAGTGCAGAAGTATATAAACTACCTTCTACAGAAGAACTCAAAAGAGTTCCACCACCAGAAAATAATCAAAGTGTGGTGGTTGCAGTTTATCAGTTTACTGATAAGACTGGACAAAGAAAAAGTAGAGATAACTTTTCAGACTTCTCTACTGCGGTGACTCAAGGTGCAGAAGTCTTATTGATAGATGCACTTAAAACTGCGGGAGAAGGTAAATGGTTTAGAGTAGTTGAAAGAGCTAGTCTAGACAATTTAGTAAGAGAAAGACAAATAATAAGAAATGCTCGTAAAGAGTTTGATGAAGGAGATAAACTTAAATCTTTATTATTTGCGGGAATTATTATAGATGGTGGTGTCATTGGATACGACAGTAATGAAGAAACTGGTGGTAAAGGTGCAAGGTTTCTTGGTATCGGTGGTTCTACCAAATATAGAAGGGACTCTGTAATCGTTAGTGTGAGAGCAGTCTCAGTGTTAACGGGTGAAGTATTAATGAATGTTCAGGCAAAAAAGACAATTTTGTCTGTCGGTGGTGGATATGATGTATTTCGATTTTTCGATATGGATACGAAATTATTGGAAATTGAGGATGGCAATGGATTTAATGAAAGTGTCACAAATGCGACACGTTCTGCAATTGAAATTGCTGTGTTAGAACTTATTTATCAAGGTCACGAAAAGGGACATTGGCAAATACAAGGTGGACATCGACATCCCCACATGAGTGACGGGACTAACGATAAACACAAAATAAAGGAGAAAAAATGAGAGTAATTCTCAGTTTATTATTAATATCATCTTTCGGATTGTTTGCGGGAGATAATGAAATTTACATCGAACAAATTGGTGACGGTGTAGAAATTATTATTGAACAAACTGGTTCGGGAAACTTAGTTGGTCAGAACACTAGTACTGGTGCTTCTGCAACAGATATGAGATTGCAGATTGAAAACTCAAATGCATATTGGTTATTTAATGGAAGTAATAATCTATTGTATGGTGATATCAATTCAGATGGTTCAAATATCGATTACAACCTTGTTGGTTCTACAAATAGAATTAACCAGTTGATTGGTAATGTGACTGGAAACTCTGAAGCAAACTTTAGTGCAGATGCAATTGATATTAATCTTGATGTGCAAGGTAGTACAAATGACATGACTTTTAGAATTGGTAGTTCAGATGAAACACAAAATGTTCCAACTGGTACTGCATTCTTTAACAATTCTAGAGGATTTAAAACATATGGTGCTCATACTTGGTCAAATACTAATACTACAATAACGCCTAACTTTGGTTATGGTACTATTAATTCATATGGAAATTATGCAAGTGCTACTTCTAACTATGGTGTCACAACTTCCTATTGGGATAGTTGGGGTACTATAACAGAAGGTGCAGCTGATAGTTTAGATATGGACTTAGTTGTTGGTGGTAGTGACAATACAATTGGAACTTTTGTAAACTCTGCAAACGCAACTCATAACTGGAATATTCAAGGTAATTATAACTGGGTATTAACATCTATGGAAGACGGTGCGGATAACGAACAAACAGTTGCATTAACTGGTGATAAAAATTATGTCTTTGTTGGACAAAGAACTGGAACTAGTTTAACTAGTACAGAGGCGGTATTAGATGCGAGTTTCCAAACAAGTGGTTCAGAAATTACGATTATTCAGCAAGATACTGGCGAGTAATCTTTTACTAATAGGGTCTGTTTACGCAGACTCTATTGGTGATATCCGTGAACACATCGGAAGTGCAGCTTTAGAAAGACAATCTGGACAAACCGAAATTGTAAAAGACGGTTCTGTACCAGATGTACAAATGAACGATACTGCGATTACTGGTCAAGGTCGCATGTTGATAGAGTTCTTAGATGAAGAAGAACTATCTCTGACCGAACACACTGAAATCTATATTGATGAAGTCTACTATGACCCAGACCCAAGTAAATCCAAAATGGCGATGCGTATGGTATTAGGTACTGCACGATTTACTTCTGGTACTGGTGCAAAGATTGATAAGGCAAATATTGATATTAGAACTCCTACTGCACAAATAGGAATTCGTGGTACAGATTTTACTACGACTATTGATGAAATTGGTAGGACGACTTTAGTATTATTACCAGATGAAAAAACTGGAAAGTCGTCAGGAGAAATAACTATTACAAATGCGGGTGGTACGATAACTCTTAGTCGTGCATGGCAAACTACGGTGGTATCTTCTTATGATAAAATACCACAAACTACTGCGGTAATCAAAGGTATTACTTTACGACAAATTGATAATATGTTTATTGTTAATCCACCAAAAGAAGTCAAGGAAGTAAAAAATGAAGAAGAAGGAATTAAAGATAATAAACAACAAGAAGGTATTCTTGATATAGATTATCTTGCATATAATGAGTTAGAACGAGACGAATTAAAAGAAGGAGAAGAAGATTTAGAGTATAATGAATTAGATAGAGACTTATTAGATGTAGATTTTTTACAAGATATGTTAGATGTAGTTGCAGAATTAGATAAAATAAATGCATTAGATAGAGCCCAGAAAGAACTAGGAATTATAAATATAGAAGGTACAAGTGTTGGATTTGATGAAGACACGCAATATTTTACGGAAGTAAACAAAGGAGAAGAAATAATTGTATTGACTCGTGAAGTAGACGGAGTAATAAGAATAACTCAACCTATTTACACAAATAATACAATAGAAACTATAACCGACCAGAAACCGTCAGAAATAACTTTTGGTGACGGTAGTGGTTCAAGAATAACGATAATACAACAATGAAAACATTTAAAAATTACATCACCGAAGAAGATAATCCTAGAATACCTAGAAAAAAAGGACAACCCGCAAACTCTAAAAAACACTCTGATTTATATACAGACGAAAATCCAAAGGGGACTATTCATGGTCTTGGATTTAAAGATGTAGAAACTGCAAGAAAAAGTGTCAAGAAAATAGAAAACTCTGGTAAAAAACATGCACATAAAATACAAGCTGCAATCGCAATGGAACAACGTGCAAGAGAAATGGGTAAGACCGAAGAGGCTGCAGTGTATCGTTCATACATCAATAAGATGAAAAAGAAAACTAAAGAAATGAATAAAGAAAGTCTTTGGGATAATATTCGTAAAAAGAAAGAAAGAATTAAAAGGGGTTCTGGTGAAAAAATGAGAAAGAAAGGAGACAAAGGAGCTCCTACTGCAGACCAGATACAAAGAGCACAAGAAGATTATATGGAATATCATCCAAAGAACAACGCAAAGTATCGTAAACTAACACCTAATCAATGATTAAATTTTTAAAAGAAAATACAACACCACAAGGTATAAAAACTATTTTAACAATGTGGATTTTATTCGCAATAGGAATTGCGGGTTGTGAATATGCGTATGCAGATAATATCATAGACATAACTCAAGTAGGTGATGGTATTAAAGTTGATATTGAACAGATAGGACAAAACAATAAAGTTCGTCATTGGAATACTCTTTCACATACAAGTGGTGGAGATTTACAAGGTGATGGACTTGAACTAATAGTAAGACAAAAAAATAATGTAAACTCAAATTTAAATCTTGCGGTTTTTGATATCAATGGACAATGGAACGATGTTGCAGTAGGTCAAGGATATGCGGGAACTGTTTTATATGATTGGGCTCCGAATTGGGGGACTGATACAGATGAAGGTGGTAATCATATTGCAAAGCACCATATTGATGGTTCTTTAAATAATATTTATTCTGGACAAAGAAACGGTAATAGAAATTGGTATAGTGGTCACACTGTTAATACTTACATCAATGGTAATAATAATAAAATCTGGACTATGCAAACTCATGATAATTCAAAAACTATAAATGCAACATTAACGGGTGACGGTCATCAAGCGGTCATTTATCAACAAGGAAATGGTTATCATAATGCATCTATTAATTTAACAGAAGGTACAGACCCTTACAATTTATTTTTAAATCAAAGAAATTGGTCTCAATCATATTCCTTAACGGGTACATGTAATACTTCTGGTGGGTGTAATGTTTCTGTCACTCAACAGTAATGTACAATTGGAAAGTTGTTTTAATAACAATAAGTTTACTTATTGGTCTTCGGGTCGCAGACCCAAAACTAGTTGAACAGTTTCGTTTAAACTATTTCGACTCTCTACAATATTTACAAACACCAGTAGACTCTGGTATTGTTTTAGTTGATATTGATGAAACATCTTTAGAAAAGTTTGGACAGTTTCCTTTTCCTCGGGATACTTATGCAAAGGTTTTAACTTCAAACGGTGCATTGTCTTTATATGTAATGAATATGGGGTTTACTGAACCCGATAGGTTTGACGGGGACGATGACCTTGCATATGCAATGTCAAAAAGAGAAGTTATTCTATCTTCAATTCCAACTAATGTATCGAACAAAGGTGATAAACCGTTTCTAGGTTTTGGTAAATTAGGTAAAGGTAAACCTAGTGATTGGTTATATACTTACAAAGGTATCTCAACTCCCATAGAAAAATTAAATCCAGTTGGTGTTGGTGTTGTAAGTGCAGCTCCGTCTATAGACGGTATTGTTCGTGAAGCACCACTCATGGTAATCGCAAACGAACATGTCTATCCTTCTCTTGCACTTGAAACTTTGCGTGTCTGGAATAGACAACCTAACTATGCAATGAAAGTAAAAGAAGCGGGAGTCGAATGGGTACGAATGGGTAAACTAGATAAGATGACTACTACACCTAATTCAAACATACAGATTGCATACTGGAATAAATTTAAAAGAATATCTTTTGGTGACCCAATGCCTGATGGTCAAATGTATATCATAGGACTATCTGCGGGTGGATTAGTAAACCCAGTACCGACACCAATGGGTGCAATGTACCCACATGATGTTCAAGCAAATTTAATTCAAACGGTTGTAAGTGGCGTACAAATACAAAGACATTTCTTTCTTGAACAATTAGAAATACTTGTTTTAATTATAAGTACTCTTCTAATATTACTAATGGTTTACAGATTACCAACTTATTTGAGTGGTCTACTATCATTTGCGATGATTGGAACTGTAATTGGAACGGGATTGTACTATTGGTACACTGCATTATTATTGATTGATGTATTATATACTTCTCTTGCATCTATAATTGTTTTTGGTCATGCATCATTTAACAAATACTATGTGACATACAAACTTAAAGAAATGATTAAGGGTCAATTCAAAACATACTTGTCACCAGATATGGTTGACAAACTTGCAGAAAACCCAAGTCTTTTAAGATTAGGGGGAGAAAGAAAAAACATGACCTTCTTTTTTATGGACATAGTTGGGTTTACACCAATATCAGAACACTACAAAAACAATGATGACCCCGAAGGTTTAGTGGAATTAGTTAATAACTTTTTAGATAGAACCTCTAATATTATACTAAAATATAATGGTACTATAGATAAATACATGGGTGATTGTATAATGGCATTTTGGAATGCACCATTGGACAATAAGTATCATGCAGAAATGGCTTGTCTTTCTGCAGTAGAAATAGAACAAGAACTAGAGATAATACAAAATGAATTTAAAAGAAAAAATCTTCCTAGCATCAATGTTGGCATTGGTATTAATACTGGTGACTGCATCGTTGGGAACATGGGTTCTGTTTCCCGATTTGATTATTCCGTCATCGGAGACGCAGTTAATCTCGCCGCTCGTTTGGAAGCATTAGCAGCTAGAGGCAAATATAAAAACAATAGAATTCTTGTCAGTCAAGATACGGTAAACTCTATCCGTGAACATGGATATAGTCGCAAAGATTTTTTATTTAAAAAATTAGATACAATTAAAGTAAAAGGTAAAGAAGAAAAGATAGAAATATATTCACCATGAAAAAAGTAGAGAGGTCTTTTTCAAATTCAGTTCGTATGCCATATCAAGATGCAATTGCATTTGCAACTAGACTTTACGATTTTCATATTGAACAATCCATGAAAGATTTAAAAAACAAAAACTTTCATGAAAAACAAGCACAAAGAATGCGAAATTGGATAAGTGATATGAAAGAATTTATTATTCGGAACGAGTCTTTTCGTGAACATGAAGCATGATTAGTGCATAGTGTATAACCTTCATTAAGTCTTCTTTGTTATACCCATTTTTGTTTCCATATCGTTGTGCATATTTCATTATGTTTCCGATACAAAAACCCTCACCATGACCACCATCAATAATAAACTCGGTTGCTTGAAACTTGTTTTTAGAATAATGTTGATTATAAGTTTTATCAACATAAGACTTAAGTTCATTTAAAAATTTATCTTCGTTGTATTTGTATTGTTTCATTGTCGTGTATTATACTCTTCTATGCAGTATTTGTCAAGAAAGATTGTAATAACTCTTTATCAGATTTTTCTTCACCCCATGTATGAATTATCTTTCCGTTTTGTTCTCTTACAATTCTGTTATCATTATATTCCGTATCCGTGACCATTTTACCATCCGCAGTATCTTCGGGTCTATCATCATACCACATACTACTTAAACTATGTATGTGTATTGATTTTATTCCCTTAGCCCATTTTTCTGCTTGAAGAATTAATCTTTGTTCTTCTACTGCGTCTTTATATTCTGTCATATTATAGTCCTATTTTTTGTACGTTTGAAATCATTTTCATCATTAACATTACTCTTTCTTGTTCTACACCACTTCTTTTATTATCTAATCCAACTATAAAAGAATGTTTGTAAATCTCATTGTTAATATCATCCCACATTCTTTTTGCAATATAATCAGGTTCTAACATTTTAATATTTTTAAATGTATCTTCTTTTCCTTCTTCAACAAGTATTCTAGTTCTTACCCAACCTAGCACATAATCTGTCCAATAAACTTCTCTTTCATCCATCAACCAATGCATATATGCTTCAAGTGATAATCTTTTTTTCGAGTCTGCATAATCACTATACGGTAGTTTAGGCATATTTGGATAAAAATTAGGTTCACTATCGCATAACATTTTTAAACCAGCAGTAGAACTAGTGGTAATCATAATTCTAGGTTCTTTTAAATTTTGATTTTTACTCCACCACAATGCTATTTCGTTTTGAGCGCTTTGTCCCCATGCATTATTAAAAAATATATCTGGATTATATTTTTTTATTTCTCCTATAATATCTGGAAGATTTTGTGTAAGGTCGTGTCCAGTTTCACGAGACATACCTTTTACTTCATAATCATTAGGAGTATTTTCTAGTATTGCTTTACCAATACCAGAAGTGTGTCCCGTGATTAATACTTTCATTAAACTCTTTCGATTACAGATATTGCGTCTTCATACGCTTTAATAATGTCTGCATGAGTATCGACTACCATTATTACTTGTGGTTTCTTAATAATTATTTCTTCTGGACTTTCAACAGATGTCACACAAACACCTTTTGCAAAACCAAAACCATTTTCTGATTGAATAACCATTTTAGCGTTTTTCATTCTGATTACATCTGCACCTTCTTCGATGTCTCCAATGTATTCACCATAAGTTGTCACTACCGTTTTTATCATTTTAACTCCATTTGAATTCTTTAAATTTTTCTGCGTTTACTCTTTCACCAGCTTCTGATTTATCAAACACGGGAACATCATCTTTAGTGGTGACCATATCTTGATTGTCATCATCTTCTAGTTTCATTTTACTTCGGTCTACTTTCAAAGTAAACCTATTGTATTTAGTTGGGTCGTTATATCTGTTTTTCAATTGTTTAACAAGTATCTTGCCCATTGAGTTCAATTCATCATTTGAGATTAGTGCAAACATTAAATCTGCAGTTGCGGGTAAACCAAATGATTCAGAAGTATCTTCTAAGCCTGGGTCGTCACTTTGAAATCCTTGACGATTAGTTTGAGTTGCACTCATAATTGGAACATTAAATTCTACTGCAAGTCCACGCATTTCTTCTGCAATACTCTTGATATAAGAATAAGAGTTTACTGCACCACCAATCATTTTCATTCGACTTGATGCACAGATATTTAGATAATCAACAAAGATTATTTCTGGTATAAAGTTTTTCTTTAGTTTTAATTCATTTAACAATGCACGAAAATGAGAAGTGTTTGCTTGACCCGTAGGATATTCTTTAATAATTAGTTTACCGTCTGTCTTTGCATTTATTTGAGATACTTTATCTCTGAACATATCTTTAGATAAGTTTTCTATTTGGTCAATCGGTATGTTCAATAAATTTGCATCAATTCTTTCTGCAATCCTTTCTTCCGCCATTTCCATAGTGATGTATAATACATTACGACCTTGTGATAATATATTAGATGCACAATGACACATGAATAAAGATTTACCAACACCCGTTCCCGCAAGTGCAATATTTAAAGTTTTGTTTGGTAATCCACCTTTGGTTATCTTGTTAAAGTTATCTAAATCAAAAGGTATACGTTCTTCTTGTTCGTGATAGAAATCATATCGTTCATCTACTTGTTCAAGATAATCATGACCAATCTGAGTATCAAAAGAAACACCAAGTGCTTTCGATAGAACATCAGGTATTGCATTCTTTTGTAAAGTCGCATGTTTACCATCGATAATAGATATTGACTCCATTACTGCATTATATACTGAACGGTCTTGACACCACTTCTCAGTTCTTTCAACTAACCAATCTAAATTTTCAGACTCAGGAGTAAAAATATTTGACAACATTTCCATTGCTTGTCGATAGTTTTCTTCACTTAATCTATTACCTTCATCGACTTCAATTTTAAATGACTCAAGAGTTGGTATCTTATTATACTTGGATACAAACTTCGCAACTTCTTTAAATAAATCTTTATAGACACCATCAAAATAATCTGGTGCAAGAAAAGGTAAAACTCTTCTTGTATACTCTTCGTTAGTAAGAAGATTTCTAAGTATCGTCTGTTCTAGATTGATGTTCATTCTTTAACCATTCTATATTTTCTTGGGTAGCCATAACTTCACCCGTTTCATTATCTCGTGCAACCATAGACCCATCGACAAGAGATTGGTCAATAATATTGGAAAGTATTTTACCACAGTACTCCTGAAATGTCAAATTATTTTCTATCTCTAGGTCGGGGTCGGGACTACTTACTATTTCATAATTAAATGTAAGTGCGTCTCTCTTTCCGTCAAACGCAACATTACCGTATCGAATAACCGTCTCTGGATATCCTTCTAGTAGTCTTACGTCCCAACCCCTAGTGTCATTGGTTTGAGGCACAATCTCGTAGTGAACCCCTTCACTAAGTTTATCTAAAATGTCATTCATATAGAATATGTTTGTTTTATATAATCTTTGAAATCTGTTGTTTCAAATATTGGAGTCCAGAACTCAACATTAAGTGTATCTTTTTCACGAACTTTGTTTCCGATAGTTTCTCCAGTAGTTTTATCAACAACCATATACCACCCATTACTAGGCTTAACAACATAACCACCGTTAACAGCAACATCCAACAGACCACTATAACACTGTATTCCACCTTCCCACGATACTGAGATAGGTATTTTTGACTTTTCTTTAACATATCTACTCTTGTCAATATTTATAATAAAATGATATCCTTTTATTTCCGTTCCAGTTTTATCTTGTTGTCTACCAACAATCCAAATATTATCTGCAGAATAATAAATACCCGTACCACCACCGACAACATCTTTTGGAAATAATCCAATCTCTTTATAAGTATGATTTACTGCAATCAAAGGAATGTTTTTCATCTTAAGATAAGGTGTAGACATTCTGAATAATCCTTTTAGTGCTTTTGCACGAGACATATCTGCAACTGACTTTTCACTCAATGCATCTTCAAGTTCTTTCTTAGATGCAAGATTACCAATAGAGTCAATCACAACAATTACATTATCTTCTCTTTCTAATTCTTCAAACTGTTTAATTAAATCAAACTTAAGTTCTTCTACATTTGTAATAGGTGTATGTAATACTCTATCCATAGGAATATTAAATTGTTCAAAGTAAGATTGCGGTGAACCAAACTCGGAGTCATAAAATAATAGTACTGCATCTTTCTTGTTTTCTAAATAAGAACTTGCAATCTTTAATGCAAAAGATGTTTTGAAATGTTTACTAGGGCCCGCAAGAACGGTAAGTCCAGGCGTAATACCACCTTCGGTATTACCACTCAGTGCAACATTCATCATAGGTACATCTGTAGATACTACATCAGTATTACCAAAAAACTGAGAGTCAGAAAGAACTTCGGTCAACGCAATCGTTGAGTTCTTTTTTAGTTTATCCATAATAGACGGCATATTATTTTTCTCCAAACTTTATGTTGTTATTTTTCTCACGTTCATCGAGTTCATACTCTTCTCGCATTTTATTGTTCATTTTAACAGACTCCGCAATTAAAGTCAAGTCCTGATTAAATTTAACAAATGCATTCATATCTTTTGGTAGACACGCACCACCAAAACCTTTCTTTCCATCAAAGCCTGGAACACGAGTATGTGAATATCCTATCCGATTATCCGCAGCTACGGCATCAATAATTCTTTGTGGACTACAACTAAAGTTTTTAGCAGCATCATGTAGTTGATTAAAAAATGTCACTTTCATTCCAAGATAACTATTAATTGCATACTTAACAAAAGATGCTTCTTGTGGTGTCATGGTTATAAAACTACCTTTACCTATACACAAACTAAAGTTGTTATAAAATTCTATTACTCTATTACAAGACTCCAAAGAAACACCACCTAGAATATGATGTTGACTAAAAATAAATTGTTCTTTTGCGGAGTTTTCTGTTAGAAACTCTGGATTGTAAGTAAGTCTTGGTTTATCATCATCGTGTATAGAGTTATATAAACGATTAATTACATCGGGAGTAATTGTTGATTTAATAACAACAAGACTTTTTGTATGAGTAATAAGTTTTAGGACTGCATCTTCAACTATTGATGCATCTACCATACCATTATCATGCATTGGTGTAGGTGCAGTAATAAAAGTCATGATGGGTTCATACTT